CCTTCGTGTACCTCGACCCGAAAAACCTTCGGTTTTTTGGAAAAATAGCGTGTTTTAGCTACTTATTAAAAAAGATAGTCCGTTTTGAAAGTATTTGTCGATTTTATCACAGATTTATCACATTTTATTTCATCAAATAGATCAGAAACCTAAAGAGGAGAGTGTCGAAAGATGGGAAGAAAGAAAAAAGAGCCTTCACTGGAAGAGCTGCGTGATGAACTGCTTAGAATAGCCGAAGAAAAAGGTGTTTCTGAGCATTATTTTTTTAAAACAACATTCGAGCGATATGAAATGCAGCTTCAGATATTGTCGAAGCTGAAAGATGCAATTGAATCCGAAGATTTGCTTGTTGAAAAAACATATGTGAAGGATAGAACGAATCTTGTTATCAATCCAGCAATTACGGAATATAACAAGACAGCTTCAGCTGCGAATGGAACAGTTACAACATTAGTGAAAATTCTTGGAAGCTTGACAGGTCCAGGAAGCGATCAGCCAGGTGATCTGATGCGTGATTTCTTGGAATCCTAATTCATGCAGATAAAAAAATATAATTACATAGCGCAATATTGGAAGAAGATACAATCTGGCGACATTAAAGTGAGTCATAAAGTATATCAAACAATGCAGATGCTTGTAGATATACAAGCTGGCAAAGATAGAAAATATCACTTTGATCCAATCCTGGCAAATCGGCCAATTGTATTTGTCGAAACATTTTGCAAGCAATCAAAAGGCAAGCACATCGGCAAGCCTTTGAAATTAGAGCTTTACGAAAAAGCAATTATTCAAGCCATTTATGGCGTTGTAGATAAAAATTATAAAAGACGATTTACTGAAGTGCTCATTATCATGGGCCGAAAAAATGGTAAATCAACATTGCTTTCAGCGCTTGGAACTTATGCGCTCCTTGGCGACAAAGAAGGCGGTCCTGAGATTGATTGCGTATCAACAAAGAAGGATGCTGCAAAGATTGTGTTCAATGAAGCGAAGAACATGGTCAAGCAATCGCCATATCTTAACAAGTACATCAAATCAAGAAAGTCTGATTTATATTGCGATTACAACTTCGGCAGCTATAGGCCACTATCAAGTGATTCAGATACTCTTGATGGACTGAATCCTTCAATGGTCATTCTTGATGAATGCCATGCAATCAAGGATAGAAATCTTTACGATGTAATGAAGCAAGCTCTTTCTGCAGAATCAAGAGAGCAGCCTTTATTCTTAACCATCACCACAAGCGGCTTTATTCGTGATGGCATTTATGATGAATTATACGATTATGCTGAACAAGTGCTTAATGGTGAAGTAGACGATGAGCACTTCATTTCATTCATCTATGAGCTTGACTCTATGGATGAATGGCTCAAAGAAGATTGTTGGATTAAAGCTAATCCAGGACTGGGAACAGTCAAGTCGCTTGCTAAACTTCGCCAGGCAGTTGAGAGAGCTATTGTTCAGCCTAACTATAGAAAAACAGTTCTCACAAAAGATTTCAACCTGAAGAACATCTCAGCAGCTTCATGGCTGAAGTGGGAAGAGATTGAAAATCCTGAGACTTACGACATGGAAATCTTGCGAAATACTTACGCAATAGCTGGCGCGGACCTTTCGCAAGTTCGAGATTTAACATGTGCCTCACTTCTGATCAGGCGAAGGAACGATGAAAAGATATATCTTTTGCAGCATTACTTCCTTCCAAGGTCGAGAGTTGAAGAGCTGGAAGAAAAAAATTCGAAAGAAGCTCCATACATGCGATGGCATGAGCGTGGGCTTCTTACTTTATGCGATGGCGAAATGGTGAAGTATTCAGATGTTACTGCTTGGTATAGGCAGATGCGTGATGAATACCAGATAGACATCTGGCGCGGTGGCTATGACAGAGCAATGGCTGATTACTGGGTGGAAGAGATGAATCAAGAATTCGGTGAAGTCATGGAAGCAGTTGCTCAGGGCGCAAGAACATGGACCATGCCAATGAAGGAAATGGGAGCTCAACTTGCTGAACACAACATAAATTACAACAACAATCCAATCTTTAAATGGTGTTTAACAAACACAGGCGTGAAGTCTGTGGGCACTCTTGAATCAATTGAGCCAGTAAAGCTTCAAAAGAGGCGAAGAATTGATGGAACAGTTAGCGCATTGAATGCGTATGTTATTTATACAAAATACAGAAACGATTATTTGAACATGGTCGGATAAGGAGAAAGAAATGGGACTTTTTGACAGATTCAAAAGAAAACCTGAAGCAGAAGCCAGGGAAAGAAATCAGGGAAAGAGCATTCCAATCACAATCAATTGCTGGAATTATCGAAGATTTCACGGAGAGCTTCTTGATATCGATGCAGTAGTTGCTTGCATTGATGCCCTTGCAAGGAATCTGGCCAAGATGCGACTCACAGCAATCCGCCAAGTCAAAGATTCAGTGGCAGTCACTGATACAACATCAGATGTTGCCAGAGTTCTGAAGAAGCCAAATCCATACATGACTCAATACGATTTTATTTATAAAGTCGCTGCTTTATATTTTGCATCAAACAATGTATTTATTTGGCCAGAATATGATGGAACGAAGTTGATTGCTTTGTGGCCAATCAATTACACAAGATTCAAACTTTTTGAAAAAGATGGAATCAAGGTGGCAAGGTTTGAGCTACATCACAATCATTACTATACAGTTCCTTATTCAGATTTGATTCACCTTAGAAACCACTACTTCAATGATGAGCTCTATGGTGATGAGAATTCACCATTTTCTCCGATTGCTGAGCTGATGCATGCTCAGAATCAAGGCATCATTGAAGGAATCAAATCAAGCGCTTTGATTCGTGGACTTCTCATTGCGGCTGGAGTGATGAAAGAAGAAGACATCACAAAAGCGCGTGAGAGATTCATTGAAGAAAATCTTGATGCAAAAAATAATGGCGGCGTGATGATTATAGATGGCAAATTCGATTATAAGAACATCGAATCAAAGCCATACATCATTGATGCTGATACGAGAAATCAAACAAGACAAAGCACATTCGACTACTTCGGTGTGAATGAAGACTTTGTTCAAAACAAATTCACTGCAGAAAAATATGAATCAATTTATGAAGGAAAGCTGGAGCCATTCGCAATCATGTTCACGGATGCGCTGACAGCTTTTTTATTTACAGAAAGAGAGCTGGGATTTGGCAATGAAGTTCACGCCAACATGAACAAAGTCAAATATCAGAGCACTTCGGCTGTTGTTAGCATCGTGAATGCCACAAGAGAGCTCGGCCTTTTCACACGTGATGAATATCGTGAAATGCTTGGCTATGAACCACTTGGCCCAGAGCGTGGTGGCGATGAAATTATGATTGCAACTAATAACTATGAATCAAATACACAAGTTCAGGAAGGAGAAGGAAACAATGAAGAATAGAGAAACCCGAACGATTATCGGAAAGGTTGAATCCAGAGCTGAAGAGGATGGAAAAATCACTCTTGGAGGACAGCCGATTGTATTTAATCAACGCACAAATATCGGTGGCTACTTTGAAGAAGAGATTGCTCCTGAAGCAGTTGAAGAGAGCGTGCTGCGTGATGTGTGCTTCTTAGTTAATCATGATTTCAGTGGTATTCCACTGGCACGAAGCCGCAACAACAATGCAAATTCAAATCTTCGTTTCACGAAGTCAAATTTCGCGGTGGACATGGAAGCAGACCTGGACCCAAAGAATCCAAAAGCAATTGAATTAAATTCAGCAGTAGAGCGAGGCGACATTCCAGGAATGAGCTTCGCTTTTATTGTAGATGGCGAAGAATGGTTGAATCTTGATTCAGATTTACCACTTCGCAGAATCACTCACATTTCAGAAATCTTCGAAGTGAGTGCTGTTACATGGCCAGCCTATGAAGGAACTTCTATTCAATCTGAGAGATCACTGGAGAGTAGTCTTGAAAGCTTGAAGAGAGCGCGCGAAGAGCTGGAGAGCGCACGCGTGAGAAGTGCAAAAGTGGCTGAGCTTAACAATGAATTAAAGGAGATTCAGTCATGAAAGAGAAAAGATTAGCTGAAATTACAGCTGAGCTTGCTGAAATCGAATCAAGAGCAAATGGCCTTCAGCCACTTGCTGAAACAGCTGAACAGGCTGAAATCGATGAGAGAAGCAAGGTCCTTGCTGAGATTAAGGAATCAAGAGAAAAGCTTCTTGCTGAGAAGGAGCAGATTGAAGCAGAAATCAGAGCTGCAAAGGAAGTTGAACAGCATCCTGAATCTGCAAAGGAAATCAAAAACGAGAGAGGAGAAATGAAGATGGAAAAAGAATTCAGAAATAGTCCTGAATACATTGCAGCTTATGCTGCAGCAATCAAGGGCGATGACACAGCGCTTCGCTCACTTTTAACTGAGAATGCTCCAACAGATGGCCAGGTGCCAATCCCAACATTCGCAGAGGAGCGAATCAGAACAGCATGGGAAACAGATGAGATTCTTAACAGAGTTGGAAAGACTTATGTTAAGGGAAATCTCAAGATTGGCTTTGAGATTTCAGGATCTGAGGCAGTCATCCATGTTGAAGGAACAGATGCTCCTGATGAGGAAGAGTTAGCTCTTGGTGTAGTTGAGCTCATTCCACAGTCAATCAAGAAGTGGATCACAATCTCTGATGAAGTCCTTGATATGAAGGACGAGGAGTTCATTGATTACATCTATGATGAGCTTGGCCACAAGATTGCAAAGGCTGCAGCGGATATCGTTGTTGCAAAAATCAAGGCCCTTCCACAGACATCTTCGGCTACTACACCAGCAGCAGCTAAGATCACAGAAGCTCCTTCAGCAACAACAATGGTAAATGCCATTGCAAATCTTTCTGATGAAGCAACAAACAATGTTGCAATCATGAATAAGCTTACATGGGCAGCATTCAAGTCAATCACAACAGGTGATGGCTACCCACTTGCAGACCCATTTGCTGGCCTTGTTGTTTTATTCAACAACAGCTTGAAGTCTTATGATGCTGCATCTGATGGTGAAGTTTATGCAATCGTTGGTGATCTTGCAACAGGATTCAGAGCTAACTTCCCTAACGGTGAAGAGATCAGAATCAAGATGGATGATTTGTCACTTGCTGAGGCAGACCTTGTGAAGTTTGTTGGTCGTAAGTATGTGGCGCTCGAAGCAGTTGCTCCAGGAAGATTCACACTTATCGCAAAGCCAGCAACTCCAGAGCCTTAATCAAGGAGATTTGATTGAAGATTAAGCTCACAGCTGAAACAAGAGTGCTTCTTTCGGCTGGCACAATTGTTGATGTTAGTCCAGAAACAGCAGCGGTCATCCGTAGGCTTGGCCGCTGCGAATATGTGAAGGAAAACGCAGCTGAAACAAAGAAAGCTGAAAAAGTAGAAAAGAATTTGAATTCTTCAGAGGCTGATAAGCCAAAGAAGGGGAAGAAGAAAGTAGAAGATTAAAGGGAGATTTAGCCATGACTGAACAGGAATTAATGGCATTTGTAAAAAAATCACTTCGCGTTGCAAGTGACACATTCGATGATGAAATTCAGGCTTTGATTGAATCAGGTGAAGCTGATATTACCCAAGCGACAGATAAAGCCTTTGATATTACAGATTCAGTGCAGTGCAATGCGGTAGCTGTATATTGCCAGGCTTACTTCGGTTATGGCGATGATAAAGCGCTGGCAAGATACAAAGATATGCTCATTCAAATCGGACTTAGAAAGATAGGTGATGAAGCATGAGAGATGAAGGAATCCTTACATTTTACAATTTGCAAAATACCGCACAAAGCGGCCAGATGCCTAAGCAACAGCTAGTAAGCCTTGAAATCATAGGCTACTACGCAAACAAGACCATCGGATTCAATCGTATGTATGCAGCCAAAGGAGCGAACACAAAGCTTGATAAGCTAGTTCGCGTGTACAACACACAGATTCCTGAAGAAGCAAAATATGTGATTCTTGAAGATGGCAGACAGTATCTGATAACAGATGCTGTGCAAATTGTTGATGAAGATTGCGTTGAATTATCTCTGGAAAGGTTAGGGAAGTATTATGAAGTCACTGACTAGCTTATTATCTGAGCCAATATCAATCTTTGGATCACTTGGATTCGTATATCACTACTTCAAACCAGCTGAGGTTGAAGCTCCATATGCAGTGTGGGCGGAAATCAATGAAGAATCCTTCAATTCAGACAACGCAAAAAGCGAAAGGCAATTGAATGGCACAATTGACTTCTACTCACTTGAAGAAGCTGACAGCAAGCTCGATGAAATCGAGCAAGCGCTTACTTCAATGGGAGCGACCTGGACACTTTCTTCTGTTCAATTCGAAGAAGATACAAATTTAATTCATACTTCATGGGATTGGAGCGTGAGCTGAATGCCAAAGATGAAAACAACAGGACTCAATGAAACCTTGAAAATGCTTGAAAGCATTGAAGGAAATACGGATGAAATTCTTGAAGATGTACTTCGAGAAGGCGCAATGATTGCCACGGATGAAATGCGTGAGCAGATTTCAAATCTTCGCACTTCTGATGAATACGAAGGCGGCGATGGAAAGCGCTATGCAAAAAAGAGCGATGTGAAAGGCTTGCTTGATTCGCTTGGCTTTGCTCCAGTTAGATTCAACGATACTGTTGTCGATTCGCATGTTGGTTTTGATGGATATAACAACGATAAAACGAAGAAATATCCTAAAGGCCACGCCAATCAAATGATTGCAAATGCAATAAATAAAGGCACAAGCTTCATGATTGCTCAGCCTTTTATCAATAGAACGAAGAAGGCAGCTGAAGCGAAATGCAATGAAATGATGCAAAAAAAGCTGGATGAAGAAATTCAAAGGCTAACAAAGTAAACGAAAGGAGATAAAAATGGCAGCAGTTGGAAAAGTTACAATTGGCTTTTCAAAGCCATACATTGCAAAATACACTGTCAGTAATGGTGTAATCACTTACACAGATTGCCAGAGATTGGCAAGAGGTGTGTCTGTTGCAGCTTCACCAGAGAGCTCTGACAACAACAATTTCTATGCCGATAACATTGTTGCTGAGACAGATTCAGGAGCATTCACAGGCGGTACAGTCACATACACTGTAGATGGACTTCTTCAGGATGCAGAAGCTCTCATTCAGGGACTTCCAGCAGCCGATGCAGACGGATTCCTTAACTACGATGATGATCAGGCTACTCCATATCTTGGAACAGGATTCATCATCGAGTACATGAGTGAAGGTGTTCGCTATTGGACACCAGTAATTTTCACAAAGGTAATCGCTGGACAGATTGAGACAAATGCTGAGACAGAAGGCGAGTCAATTGACTGGCAGACACAGGAAATTCCATTCACACTCTTCAAGGATGATTCTGCAAAGCATTGCTGGAAGAGAGTAGGCGGAGAGATGGCATCTGAGGCAGCAGCTGAGGCAGCATTAGTTGCAGCATTAGGTGGCTGAATTAGTTTTTAAAGGGAAGCCTTAGCGCTTCCCTTTTTTATTTAAATCATGCGAGGAAAAAAGATGGAAGATTTCAAAA